TGAAGGTCTTCTGGCGCAATGACGGCATCGCTGCCCCACGCTGCCTTATAGCCCTTGCGTGCCGCCTCATGAGCGCCGGCAACGCTCGTGCCCTTGGCATCACGAACGGCACTTGCCACCAGCGTCTTTCCAGCATCTGCAACGGCAGTAGGCAGAGGCCGAACAACAGGGTTTGACGGCCAAGTCCGTAGTGCGGCTTTGCCCGCAGCGGGTGAGCCAGGCAGCATGGTTGTGGCAGCAAAGCCAGCCGAGCGCGCGATGCCCTCGTCCGACATCGGGTCAACCTTGCCCGTGAGAACGTCGCCCGGCAGATTGAACGCATCGACGCCAGCGTCCATCGCGCCCTGAATGAGCCCCGGTATAGCCAAGCGACTTTCGCCAGTTTCCTTGTTCACTTCACGGGGGAGCAGGACATTGCGCTCCCACGGAGTTTCCGGCGCGGGACCGGGCTGGAGCCCGATCTTCGCGTCGAATTCCTCGCGGGGCATGTCGGAGTAGAACTTCTGGTATAGACCATCGGCAAGCTGCTGGTCGCTGAGGTCCTGGTACTGCGGGTACTGCGCGCGGATTTCAGCGAGAGAGGCCATCTATCTGATCCCCAGAGGGTCTTCGGCGCCGCCCCCGCCAAACGGCTCATACTGTTCCACTGGACGAATGAAGCGGGTCGGGTCCACGCCCCATTCCTCCGCGCGAGTGGAGAATTGATCGTTGATCGCCTCTGCGTTCGCCGCTGCTTCAGCGTACAGGCTGTCTGCGTTCTGCACGAACTGGCGGCGGACTGTTTCTGGCAGTCGCTCGCCGTTGATGATGCGGGTGACGAGGCCTTGGATTTGCTCGCCAAACGAGCCCGCCTGCGCGGCCATTGCAAATTCGCTTTCGCGAACGACCGAACCGGGGTCGAGCATCTTCATGTAGCCGTAGATCAAGCCCATGTCGCCTGCGCCGCTGTTCTGCTCTGCGCTCTGACGAACACGCTCATAGCTGTCACGAACCACGGTGTAAGTCTTAATGGGGTCGGCTCCAGTATACTGCCCGGTCAGGTCCTTTTCCCGGTTGAATGCTTCCTTGTCGGCCTCTGCCGATGCCTTGGGATCGGGCACGCTAGAAATGGGCTGGTAAGTCTCAGGATCGAGGAAGACATCGCCAGCACTCGCTTTGATCGGCCCTTTCGGCTTCATGCCGGTCAGAACTTCCTGCCATGCACTGTCCAGCCCGTCCTCGCCGGTTGCCTCCAGCCAGTCAGCAATCTCGGGGCGGTTGTACTTGGTGCGGATGTTCTCGATAGCTGACGCAAGTTGTTCTTGGCGCTTGGCCTCTGCCTCCTGAGAGGTGCGGAAAGCGTCGTCCGCCGATGCGCCCATTGCCGCTCCTTGGGCGGCGGCGGCTAGCCCGTTGCCGAAGCCGGGCCGTTGCCCGAAGCCGGCCGCAGCGCCACGGATCGCATGACGGTTGTCGCGAACGAAGCCCGAGACCGGGTTTTCCTTGCCGAGGAGAAGTTCAACGAGGCCCATCAGACGAACGCTCCCAGGAGTGACGCACCGGACTGCCACCACGGCACTTCCGGCTGATAGGTGGTCGATGTCGAGCCTGCGGCACCCGCATTCCCAGACACGGAGGAGGTGAGGCGCGCGATGAGGTCCGCAAGAGCGTTGTTCTTGCGGGTGTGGAGATCATAGTCACCTTGGCGCTGCGCAGTTGCCGCGGCGTCTTCGGAAGCGCCTATAGCCCCGGTAATCTGTGCTGGTAGCTGGGCCGCACCCATGAGCTGCGGCAGAAGCTGCGAAGCTTCGGACTGGCGCGACAGTTCAAAGCGACGGTTATCTACGTTGGCCTTCGTCCGCAGCTCTCCGATGGCATCGCCAAGGGCACCGACATGCACATTGGAGCCATAGCGGCCGTTGGCACCCATAGATGCATTGATATCCGCTGCCGTTTCGTTTGCGGAGCGGTCCACAAGAGCCTGAAACTCTGGATCGGCGTTGTTCAGAAAATCGCCGCGCGCGACCTTGGAGTAATTGTCGATGGCGCCGCCCACCCCTTCGCTGAAGGCTGGGTTGTTCGCGGCTTGCTTGCCCATTGCCCACGCACCAGTGGTGGTGCCGCTAACGCCGGGGAATAGGCTCTCGGTGTACGGCTTCGGGCCTTCCTTGTAGGCAGTTTGCACGCCGCCCAAGAGCTGGTCGATGGTCTCCTGGACCTTCGGGCTGTTTGAGTTGGTGATGACCTGAGAAGTCTGCTGCTGTCCGCCGCCGCCCATCTACAATTCCTTCCGCATTTCATTCGTCGCTGGATCGTGCAGTTTGTAGTCGGGGAACACTCGGCCCCAGTCTCTGCCCCCGATGCGGTTTTCCACGCACCCAGCGGCCTTAATCAAAATTTCAAACCCGGCCATGATTTCGCGCATCGTCTTGAGCCATTGACGCGGCCCACCATTGACCCGGCCGCCGATATAGGACGACCAACACACCACACGCCCCTCATCCTCGAATATGACGAAGACGAACACGCCATCGGCGTTGGGCAGCGTTACATCGAAGCAATGGCTACGCCCCTCACACAGAGCCTCGTAGACGCCCTTCAGCGTGATGGTGGGGTCAACCCTCACGGCAGGGGCCAAAAGCGTGCCTATGCGTCCCCAATTGTCAGGGATGGCCTCTTTTGGAACGCGGGTGAACATCAGGCGCGCTGATCAGGCTCGATAACGACGCCGGTTGCGTGAAGTTGGTTTGCAGCGCTGGCGGTTGCTCTTAGGCTTTCGCCGGGGAGTAGCACCACTGGCACACCGTCAAGAGTAATTGCGTTCCAGGTTTCCTTTGCCGTGAAGGCGCGGAGGTGCGCCAGTTCGTAGGCAGTGGAGCCGTCATGAACGTCTAGCGTTACCGTGGGGGTTGCCGCCGCCACTTCCGCAATGCGCAGCCCGACGATGGTCGCTCCGTTGTCTCCAGCGGTATAGAGGACCTGCGCGCTGCCCGGCAGGATTTCCTTGATCGGGGCTTCGCGGCCGTTCGGATACGAAAAGAGGCTCATCGCGGCCCTCTCGCACTGGCTTCCATGCCGTCGAACCCGCGCATGAAGTCCCACGTAGCGCCAGCGGGAATGTTCAGCCGGAAAGCGTACATTTTCCCGGCCTCATCGACCGGACCGAAGCCCTCATCATCGAGCGTAACAGCATCGCCCCACGTGAAATCGTCATTGATGGCTTGCTTGACGCCTAGTTGGACGGTCGCCGCTCCAGCATCAGTGTCCGGAACGATGCCGGTGATCCGCAACGAAACCTTGCTGACCTGTTCGCCGCATTCGAGGGTGCAGGCCATTGCCGCGCCCGAGATGAAGCCCAGTTTCAGATCCCCATCGATGGCGGCAAGCCGGGGCTCACCACCCTTCCACACACGGTCATCGAGCGAATATGGCAGCGTGTCGATGGTGCCAAACTGATCTAGCTCCTCGAGTGTGTAGCCAGGCGAGGAAATCGTGACGATCGCGGCCGTGCTCATTTCGACCGGCACCCACTCTCCCGTCCCGATGTCGTAGGTCAGCGCGTCCTCAAACACTGTCGTGCTGACAACGTCTGATTTCTGGTAGCGGTAGATCACGCGGTTGCGCGTCGGGTCGTAGGCGCCCTGCACCGTAGTGAGCCCGCCAGAGGCCAGCCCAGCTACGAATGTCTGTGAGACCTTGTCCTTGCCAATCGGCTCGATAGTCCCGCCGTTGGTGCGCTGGAACCCATCTGTATCTACGAAATAGGCCCAGCCCTGGACGATGACAACGCCAGCCGCGCCCTGCGCGCCGATCTGAGCGGCTAGCTGGTCGGCGGTGAAGATGGAGCGGTCGCGAGTGCGGGTGAGAACCCTGACTGCGTTACGCTGGAACACGACCGCAATACCGGAACTGAGTTCCCCACCTGCGATCAGTTCTTCCCCGTCAATGAACTCCTGGTTGGTGTTCGACGCATCCCCAGACCAGACTGTCGGGTCTTCGATCTTTGAGGTCTTCATGACCCGGTTTTCGCCGTCGCAGTCCAGCATCGCCATGGTGCCGAACAGGGGGAAAATGTAACGGCCCTTGGGCGCCCCTACTACCGCGTCAACAGTGCCCCCGCTTTCGATGTTGTAGCGGAGCAGCCCATCAAACGTGTTGGTGAAGTAGACGTAATCGCCAAATTGGGTGATCGACCAATTGTCGCCGGCCGGGACGGCATAGCCCGATCCGATTTCGGTGTAGGTGCCGTCTGCCGCCAGTTTATAGAGCTTGGTCGCGGTGCCGAAATACACCTGATAGTTGCCGTTGCGCGTCACCACCGAACCGAAGCCCTTGGGGGCGGCGGGCAGTGCGTCTGAGGTGGCGAGAGGCGCCAGGCTTGGATGCGGGCCATAGGCTACGCCAAGACCATCCCGCCGAATGATAGCGTTGAGCACTGCCCCCGAAACGCCGCTATTGGTCGCAGCCAAATCGGGACGATAGAACCCGACCGCTATCATCCGTTGTTCACCAGATCATCGTAGCTGCGGCGACCGATGCGCACCAAGGCAGGGTCAACCCGCGCCGTGCCGCGCTTTTGACGGGACAGCGTGCGCTGAACGGACGCAAGGCCCTCGTCCAGCATACCCTTGAACACCGAGCCATTGGGCCAGCTTTCGAGGTATCCCGCACCCCACATGAGGGTTGCCGCGAGATATACGTCAGGGTGGTTGGTCAGCAGCCAGTTCGTGGTCACACTGTCGGAGAGCGCGAACCTCTCGCGGAAGCGGAAGCGAAAGGCATAAGCGAGGTCGCAGGGCCGATCCAGCTTAAGGTTGGTCGTGCTGTCCATGCACCATTGCGACGGGCGCCCGGAACTATCCACGTAGGCCATGCTCGATGCGGCCTGCTTCTGGACTTCCCGTTCATTCTCTTCGCCTGGGTCGGCAACCCAGAGCGCGATGGGCTCAACTATGCTGAGTGCAGAAATGCTGATCGAGCGGCTATCCACCGTGCCGGTGCGAGAGGCATCGGTTTCCACTGCGCCGATTTCACGGTTAAGCCGCGCCTCGGCTAGCGTGACGAAATCCGGCACTTCAGCGACATACGTCGCGTTCCCCGCTCGGCGGAGCCATGACGCGGCCTTGGTCTTGAGGTCCGAATAGGTCGCGATAGCCATGGTCTACCTCGTGGGGAGGATCAGCGCCGAGCGGTCGTCAAACTCGATCTTGCGGTCGTTCTTCTGCGCCCAAGCCTTGAGTTTCTTGGCGTAGTTCGGATCGTCCGCGTCGTCGCAGAGGATGTAGCGGCAGCGTGCGCCGTAGCGGTCGAAGAACTGCATCCGGTCGACATTGGCGCGCGGCGGGCCGTCCACGAAGGCGAGCCCGAACTGCACCGGGAGGTCTTCGTTTTCGAGGTCGTACCAGCCGTCCTTGATTTCGGTGGTGACCAGCATCACGTTGCTGAGCCCAGCAGCCGCAACCATCTCTTCGACCTTCTGAGCGAAGGCCGGATCGTGCTCCACCGCCCACACCTTTTGCTTGGTGGCGGCGGCCATGCAGATGGTGGAGAGGCCGGTTCCGATCTCCAGCACAGGCCACTCCGTCGCACGTGCGAGGTTGGTGGCAACCTGGAGAATATCAGCCGGCGCGCCCCAGCGGTTGCCGTTGGCTTTGAACGCCTCGATGTAGGTATCGAGACTGTCGTTGCCCGATGCGATCTGATGCGCGATCCAGCGGAAGGTCGACTTGTTCTGGCGCCGCAGGGAGGCCCCAAGGCTGTCCTTGAGGACCATCGTGCCGCAATGGCCCAGCCGCAGTTCTGGCGCGGCGTAGACCTTACCGCCCATCTCGCGCCACACCATGCAGAAGCGGATATCCCCGCCCCTACGCCCGCCCCCGTAGTAGTCCCGTTCGAACAGCACAGGATGCGGCTTGCCGCGATCCTTGAGGAAGTGCTTTGCCGTCGCGGCCATAGTCTCGATGACGTGCCGCTTGATGCGCATGAAGCCTGTCGGAAGGCCTTCAACTTCCACCAACCCATCGTCGTCCTGAGTGATGGTCGGGAGATGCCGAACCGGCATTGTCTCCTCTTCACTCTCACGCCGATACGGGTAGATGCCGCCGACGACATCGCGGTCGATGTGGCAGAGTTCGATGAGGGTTTCCGGCTCCCACGACACATCGGCATCGAGGAACACGAGTTCGGTACAGTCGCTATCAAGGAAGTCCCTGACAACGGCGTTTCTGGCGTCGTCTACGTGGCAATTCCCTTGCAGCAGATAGTA